AGTACTTTGGCTGGACTGAAGTTGAGATTGTCAGTTCGATTAAGCACGCAGCGAAGACCTTTACCATTTCGGTGACGGAGGAAAAAAAGTCATTTGGCTTGGGCTTTGAAATCACTCCTGGCGATGAGTGCATAATTAAAATAGATGGCCAGCTTGTATTGACCGGTTATATCGATCTTTACGAGCCAAGCATCGAGGCCGAGAGCCATACAGTTACGTTGACCGGCCGAAGCAAAACAGCCGACATCGTTGATTGCTCAGCGGTTCATGTGCCAGGCAATTTCTTTGAGCAGTCGTTAGATCAAATAGCCGCTGCACTGGTCGAGCCATTTGGCATTAAAGTGATTGTTGGTGAGAATGTTGAATTCGAGCCAATATTGAAATTTGAATTAAACCAAGGTGAGTCGCCATTTCAAGCAATTGAGCGTTTGGCTCGAAAAGAGCGAACCTTGGTCACTGATGATAAGTTTGGGAATTTGCTGTTAACCAATGCCTCTACCGTTCGGTACGACATTGTTATTGACCGATATTTAAGCGCCAGAGCAACGATTGACCATTCTTCTAGGTATTCACTCTACAAAGTTAAGGGTCAACAGCATGGCCCGGACTTTGGCGATCCGTTAGAGGCTTCTCAAGTTGTTGGTGAGTCAACCGATGCCGAGATAACGCGTTTTAGACCGCTGATCATTCGGCCAGAATCGAGTACCACATTAGAAGAAGCTCTAAGGCGCGCTATCTTTAGTCGTAATCGTGCAATTGGCGAATCAGTCAATGTAACCATCACCGTGAACGGGTTTCATAATTCAAAGAATGAAAAATGGGAAGAGAACAAACTTATTTGGCTTCAAGATGATGTGCTTGGTATTGAGCACGAATTTCTATTGCATACCGTGATTTTTAGTAAGAGTAATAACGGGTCGATCACTGAATTGGGATTCTCGCTAAGAACCGCCTTTGAATTGCCTCCTGTAATTGAAGCGATAGGAGCGCTGAATGTTTGATCAACAAATAGGGGACATTTTCAGGCGTATTACATCGCTATTAAATCGTAATGTGGTTCACCGAGTGGATAACGCTCATAAAAATCAACTTCTTTACACGCTTGGCTTAATCGACCAAGAAAAGGAGGTCGAGGCCGTCGAGCTTTACGGCATGACCGCTTACCCAGTTGAGGACATTCAAGCCGAGCTTGTGCGTTTTTCAGTTAATGGCTCGGAGGATCACACTTTGTGTTTCGGGGCCACTGGCGGGATTTACAGGCCATTGGATGCTGTTTACGGTGAAGTTATTTATTACTCCTACCTTGATAAGGATGATAAGCATCGAATTCACTTAAAGCAGGGCCGAGAGATTGACATCTACTCGACTGAAAACGTTAAAACGATGATGACGCCATCATTAATACAAAATAGTGTTTTCGGCACGGCCAAAACGACAATAAAGGCGCTCTCAATAAATCACGTGGTGACGAACACGGCCAGCGTTTCCATTTCACCATCGCAGGTTGAGTTAGATGTTTTAGGGCTGGTGAATGTAAAGCTAACACCGCAAAAAATAGTTGCCTCAGTGGGTTTATTCTCAAAAGTGGAAATCGAACCTACTAGGGTTAAGGCTTCAGTTGGTACTACGTCTTTAGAAATAACCAGTGATTCGATCACGTTAAATGTAAAAGGTGTGAATGTGCTTACTATGACGGAGGCCGGCACTGACTGGTTAATGAAAGATTACGAGGCTCGAAATGTCTAAAACCGACGAGATGCGCCTAAGCATGTTAAATCGATGAATGGTGTCGCCGTTGGGGAGTTGGATGCTGCAGTTGGAATGCAGTTAACTCAAATCAACGCTTGGCACAAAGTTGAGGGCAAGCCGGTTGTCGTGATTGGTGACATTGTTGCAGCGCATGCTCCATTCAATGGCGCACATGCGCCTGAGCCAAAGATGGTGGAGGGTTCACCCTGGTATCGATTAAATGGCATTGGTGTTTGCGTTGAAGGTGACGCGGCTGATTGTGGTGATGTAACCACTGGGCGGTCTTGGTACCGGGTTAGCGCATGAGTAATTGTGACCCGAATATCAACGATGGTTGGGACTGGATTGCTATCCCGTCTGATGAGCAATTTATTGAACTTACGAACATTGCCGACTGGCAGATCAAAGACGGCGACTTAGTAAACGACAATCAGCTTCACTCCGCGGTGATCATTCAAATTTTCACAGATAAGCGAATAGCCGACGACAATATTATTGATTTGCCATTAGGTGTAGATGATAAGCGGGGCTGGTGGGGCGATTTTTTCTCACCATTCGAAATAGGATCTCTACTCTGGACACTCTACCGTCAATATTTAACCGATGAAGTGATAGAGAATGCGCAGCGGTACGTGCAAGACGCATTGCGTCCTTTGATTAAACAAGGCGCTGCTGCTAGATCGAGTGTCTTTATTGAGGCTAATAAGACACTTGGCTATATGAGTATTTGCCCTGTTTTGTATGCACAAAATGGCGAAGAAACTTACAGGCAAGAATTTCGCCGATTTTGGGAACAGTAATGACGATTGAAAATAGAACATTGGAAGACTCGGTTGAAGAGGTTAGAAACGCGTTTCGCTCAAACGCACCAAACTCTGACGCGTGGATTATTCCCAATAACTTTTGGATTACCGCAACAGTTCTTGGCGGCAAGATTTGGGAAATTTACGCACGAGTTAGATGGTTAATTACCAACTCGCTTCCAGATACGGCAACGGGTGAGATATTAGACCGGTGGGGTAATATCTTTAATGTGTCTCGAAAGGGCGATGGTGAGTCTACCGGTACAGTTTTATTAACTGGCGTTGATGGCTCAGTGGTGCCAGTTGGCTCGATGCTGAGTCTTTCAAATGGTCAGCGATACGACGTTACCGTTGCGGCTGTCATTGCTTCTGGTGTGGCGGAGGTTAGCGTAAAAGCGATAGAACTTGGCCGTAAAAGTAATGCAATCGCGAATACCCCCGTCAAGCTTGCGTCATCTTTGCTGGGGGTTGATTTAACTGGCAAGGTCTCTATCCGTGGTATTACTGGCGGCGTAAACGCTGAGTGCGACGATGCTTATCGTGTAAGGGTGATCTCTCGAATCAGAAAACGTAACCGTTATGGGACCTTGAAGGATTACGAAGATTGGTCACGCGAAGTTGTTGATGTAACTCGAGCTTGGGCAGTTAAATCAGGCTCATCGATTAATGTCTATTTCATGATGGACGTTAAGTATCCGCAGGCGGCGCCATTGCCGGCTGATTCCGATACGTTGAATACATATCTAAATGACCGGTGTAGAAAACCAGCCTGTGCAAGCGTAAATGCCTTATTGCCGATTACTAAGAATCTAGAGGTCACAATAAACTGCGCGAATCTCACACTAGATCAAAAAAACACAATTCAGCAAGAATTGGACGAATTCCTATTTGACGAAGCTAGTATTGGTGAAGATTTTTTTTACCATGAAATACAGCAAGTGCTGAGCAGGATAGATGGCTTAGACATTGTTATCGATTGCGGTTTGGTGTGGTTCGCTAAGCCCGGCGAGCTATTTGTTAAGGCGGCAATAACGTATGTCTAATTGTTGCCCGGTCGAATCAAGCAGCTGTGACGTAACGCATCAAGATTACGTTAATAGTTTTGAAGACTCGTTACCCAAAGGTTTAATTTGGGATTTTGATAATGAGCGAACATACCCAAAATTCTGGGTGTCGGTTGCTTATCCTTTCTGGCTATTGAATAAATATATTTGCGACGTGGTTCGTGAATTGAATCCCTGCACCACAGAAGACCTATTAAAGCGCCAAGCAATCTTGTGGGGGTATCCCGTTGAGTGCATTGGCTACCCTGAAAACAGCGATAGGCTTTGTCAGTGGCTTAGGCTCGTCAATAGCGAGTGCGCGGGAACCAGTGTTCAGTTCTTTGAAGAGGTTGTCGCCTTCGCGGGTCTAACCGGTGTGCGCTATTTGGAAGTAGACCACGATGGAGCACAAGCGGGCTGTGGTCAAGCGGGCTGCGGCCAGGCTAACAGTGATGGTTGTCAATGCGGGATATTAATTGAAGCGCCGGCGGGTCTATTTGTTAAAAGACAACAGCAAGCAGGCCCTTGCTGCGGGCAAGCCGGAAAGCCAATTTGCACCGACTCAATACCACTGATCGATTGTTTGGTGGGGCGCTTCGTTCCGGCAGATCTGAAAATTATTTATAGAAAAATTTAAGAGGTAATATCGTGGATTATACCGATGCTAGTAATGCCGTGCTTGTTCATGGCGACAAAGGCTATGCAGATTGCAAGACAGGGGTTGAGGGAACGTTTATAACGGCAAATGCACTTAACAGTGTTCAGTCTGAAATTATGAACTTTATTGTCAAGTCTGGGCAAGTACCAATAGCGTTCGACGCTGGCGATCCAGCAAGTTACGATCAATTGTGGCGGGGATTCATTCAAACATTAACGTCATTGATTCCTGACATTCCGGATATACCTGAATTCGTTCAAAGCCCAGCGGGATTTAGTCGCCGGGCTGTTTACACATCTAACGCGACCTGGGTAGCGCCTAGCAACATTTCGACTGCATTAGTCATCGTGATTGGCGCCGGCGGAGGTGGATCCGGAGGCAGGGGAAATGTAAGCCCGGCGAATAACCGTGTCGGACATGTATCGGGCGGCGGCGGTGGCGGAGGCGGTTTTGCGCAAGAGTTGATAACGGCTATTACCCCGGGTCAGTCAATACCCGTGATTATTGGCTCTGGAGGTCTAGGTGCGCAGTATGGCCCCTCTGCAAATTCGACAGGAGGAAACGGAGGGGTAAGTAGTTTTGGTGCTTTTTTGAGTGCGTCAGGTGGTAAGGGGGCTTCAAACCAACGAGGAGGCGGAGGCGGATCGACTTCTGGCGCAGACGTCAGTTTTAGCTTGGGCGCTGGCGGCTTTGCCGAACTAACAGGTGACGCACAGGGCAAAGGCGGTCATGGTGGAGGCACAGCAGGCAACGGCACAGGGAGCGTTAACGGAAGCCCTGGCGCAAACGCATCGATTGTTGGCGGCGGTGGTGGTGGTGCTTCTTACGGAGGTGGTGTTGGAGCGAAGGGTGGTAACGGCTTTCGCGGACAAGTAACAATTTATTACTAGAGTGTTTGCATGTATTTATTATTGAATGAACGAACAGTTATACAAGTTTTTGAAGATGAACCCGTGCTCCATCAAGATTTAAAAGACCAATTAGTAGAGCTTGATGGTGAGGTTGGGGACTATATTGTAAACGGTGAGAATGTAGGCCCTCAGCCAAGTGATTTTCATGATCTGACTGATGGCGAATGGGTCGAGAGTATGTCCGACGCAAGAGATGCCTCTATTGCCAAGGTTGTATCCTATGCAGAGAGTATGCGTAATAGGTTTACCGACGGCGCTGGGACTGGGAAGCTTAGCGGCTTTCAAATAAACAGCGATATTTTAAACTTGATTGATAGTGGGGTCGCATTCGATAGCTTAGATGGACACCTTCAAAGCAAGGTCAATCTCGAAGTTGAAGTTGACGACCGCTATTCGAAGATTGACGACCTATTGACCGTTTGGCGTGAAAAGCGCGGTGCACTGTCAATTGCCTCCGCATGGGTTGGTGCAGTAGAGAACAACACAATATCGGCACTTAAAGTTGCAACCAGTATTCAGCAGTTGGATGAAATACTATCTACCTCGAAGAGCATGGCGGAAGCAAAGGCCGCAGAGTTGTTGAATACACCTTGATTCTATGAGATCAACCGAGGATAACCGTCCGCTATTGAGCGGTTTTTTTACGCCTATAACTACTGAAAACGACATAATGAATATCGCAAACGTATCCGCAAAAGCATCTGAACAATTAGCCGACAAAGCTCACTTTGTAACTATTGGAGGTGGGGGGACGGTTTTTATTGGAGGCATCAGTGCAAGTACTCTTGTCGCAATCTGTGGCGGGGTTTCGGTAATTCTTGGTTTGGCCCTGCAGTTCATCCGAAGTGCTAGAGACAAAGAGCGCCGCAACGAAGAGCGCGATTTACACGCACTTGAAATGCAGATCAAGAGAAAGCAACTAGAAAACGACAGCCGCGATTAAGCGGTTTTTTTATGCCCACAAAAAAGCCACTGCGATGTTAGAAGCATCCAGTGGCGTGAACCAAACCTACTTAACAGGTGAGATTAATTTGAACTTTAACAAAAGTAAGATCGATATGAAAGGAAAGTTATCAGAAGAAGGCGCTGACTATCACGCTAAAAAGCGAGCAGACGCGATCTATATAGGAGTGATTCTAGCCGGAATAGCGTCATTGATTGGGTCAGTCGGCTTCGTATTGTCAGTTTTATTATGAAAATCACGGCTGAAACGAGTGAAGAGGGAGCGGACTATGGCTACATAATTTTATGCTGGGGGTTCTTTGTCCTGTTCGCCTGCCTTGGTGCGGCATCAATTTTGGCGGCGTTGAACTAAAGCAAGATTGACCTAAGTAAACAATGTTGGCCGCCTAGAGCGGTCTTTTTATGCCCATGATATTACCCGAAAACATTTGGAAGTTCGTTAAGAGGTGGGAGGGTGGAGACGCCATCACCAATAACCCTGACGATACCGGAGGGCTAACAAAATTCGGTATTAGCCAGGCAAACAATCCTGATGTGAATATTCGAGAGCTCACTGAGTCTAAAGCGAAATCGCTCTATCTGGAGCGCTACTGGCGCACCGCTAAATGCAATGAAGTCCCTAAGTTTATGCAATTGATTCAGTTCAATTGCGCTGTGAATTGTGGGCCATCTACGGCGCGGAAAATACTTCAAAAATCGGTGGGTGCGAAAGCGGACGGACGAATCGGGCCGAATACAAAAAACAGAATTATGCGCTTCGGGAATAACCCTCGGGTGTTTGTTGGGAAGTACCTGACATTTCAGGTGCTTTATTACTTCAATATCGTGCAAAGGCGAAAGTCGCAGCATGTTTGGCTGAAAGGCTGGGTGCGTCGAACACTTGACGCAATGTGGATAACCGCCGTTACTTACGGCCAGAGAAAACTATGAAACTATTAATAATAATGTTCTTGCTAGTGTCTATCACGGGCTGTGCCGGAACGGTTAAACAATCTTATCAATTGAATGCTAAGGGTGAGCCCATCTTTAGCAAGTACCTTGGCCGACCGCTGATGAAGCGTGAAAGAACATCGAAGACAACCGATCTTGGTGGATCTCTGGCTTCATCCGTCGAGAGCATGGCTAAGCAGAACATTGAGCAAATAAAGCTAGATATAGCCCGAGAGAAGAACAGGCGTGGAATTGATGCAAGCAGCTGCAGTACGGCCACCCCTGAACAGATAGCGGCTATGCCATCCGCGACAGGGGCCGCATACTATGCAAACTATGGCCTATGCCTTATTTCGGCTCAATCGTCGCAAATGGTTTCGTTGATGGCCTCTGCTCTTGAAAACGCGTTAAAGGGTGATAGTGATCTCCAGACGGTTGCTAAGGTTTACGGCAGCGCAATCAATACGGTTGAGACAGAAGACACCAGGCAAATTTCGGCAGTTGCTAACCCGCTGCAAAAGGTTGGCCTTGGAATTGAGCTTCGTAAAGGCGTGCAGAGTGGTAACGAAGCCATTCGAGATACAGGTATCGCAGGCATTAATGGCGCTGGTGATACAACCGTAGGCAACATATCACTTGGCGGCGGCCTATCTAATGGCGCGCAGGCGAATGTGGGCGAAGGTGAGGGCGGTGGTAGCGGCCAAGGCACCAGCACTAATACTAGTAACGGCGGTACGACGATCGTCAACATTGGTGATGAAAATAATACCGCAATATCAAATGATTCTGGCCGTAGCTTCGCCGGTACCACAGCGACTCAGCAAATCGATTCGGACGGTACCGGGCTATTAATTCAAGATGGTACCGTGGACCAGTTTAACGCGATCGATGAAAACAATGCTGAGATTAGTAACCAGCCTCAAAAACGTGGCGACTCACTTCTGGATCTGTAATGGCTATCGTAATAATTCACGGCATTAACACTTATGGCGGTGGTGTTTTTGAGCTGGGTGAATGCCTAAAAGATCTTGGCTACGATGTGCGTTTTTACCGCTACGAAAAGCGTCACTTTTGGTCATATTGGTTTAAGGGCAACCGCAAGCAAGATGGCGCAAGTCTTTTACACGATCAAGTGTACGAAGAGGGTTGCGATGTTATTTGTCACTCTAACGGTCAATTGGTTATGCAGTCGGCAATTGAGAGTGGTGCCAAGTTTGGCAAAGTGATTGTGTTCAGCGGTGCTGGCACGTCGGACAAATTCACATTTCCTCCGGGTTCAGTCGAGATGGTTCATTGGTTCGTGAATATTCGAGACAAGGCCGTTTTGCTTGGGTCGCTTCTGCCTATGCACCCATTCGGCAGGGCCGCTAGACGAGGTTACGCTGGCAAGTATGATGTCCGGATGCTTAATCACAAATATAACTATGCAACGCTATTTAGTGTTGAGCACTCATTTTGGTTTAACCGAGAGTGGATGCCGAAAATGGTTAAGAAAGTCAGGGAAGTGTTCGGTGCGGTATAAACGAGGATTGTTTAAGTTCAATTCTCGTGGAGCTAGGGTTGCGTTACTGACAATGCACCAGCTTACGACTATGGAAGGTCGGCAAGTCATGCTAGATACCTACAATGGACAGTTGATTGATCTCGAACACGAAAAGTGGGACGCAGAGCATGTGTTCACGTTGCTGAGTGCATGGCAGGCGGGTTTTGAAGGGCAGTATTTAACGAACCGTGAGGCGGCTCTAAAAAGCATGAAACGCTTCGCCAACGACCCTCGCAATTTGTGGGTGTCCGGCGCTAGCAGTAATCGCAGCCGGGGAGCAAAGACAATATGGAACTGGTCGCCTCTATGTTTAACCAGCGTGCCGAAGCGCAATGCAGTAGTGAGGCAGTTAGCCGGTGATTTTGGTCTAACACTGACTAAGCCGCAGCAATGGGCTATGGATTGGTCAGATAACAAGATTCTTGTTAAGTACAAATATGGAATTCATCTAGGAAAAGCTAGAGCCTGGTTAATACAGAACGGATTCTATAAGTTTTTGATGCCGTTTTAGGTGACCGTTATTTGCCTTTTGCTGCCATTGGTTAAATTAGCAAAAACCAACTGTTATTTGGCCTTTTAAGTGACTTGTTATATGCCAACTTGCTCATATAGCTCTAATGGAAGTCCATCAGGATCACTAAAAAATGTAAACTTTTTATTAGTATATTCATCTACTCTAATCGGCTCAACATCCACGTCTTGAGACAAAAGGTAATCTCTAACAGATTCAACAGACTCAACATTAAATGCCAAATGCCTTAAACCTAGAGCCTCAGGAAAGCTCGGTCTATCAGGTGAATTAGGAAAAGAAAATAATTCTATTTGACCACCATTTGGTAGTTTCAGATCGAGTTTAAATGAGTCTCGCGCTTCTCGGTAATTCTCAGCTATAACCTCTAAACCAAGAATTGAGGCATAAAAATTCTTAGATTTTTTATAATCTGAGCAAATTATAGCGGCATGATGAATTGATTTGAGCACCTTATCTCCTTGGCATATAACGCCCGAGCACACGGAGTGTGCGGTAGTTTTTGAGCTTGTTGTTGTGTCGGATGATTCAACATTACTTCATTCCGGCGCCACCAGTTGC